CAGCAGCGCGTCGTATCCCTCTCGGAGCGCGACGGCCCTGGCAAAATTGAATTTTGCAGCGATATTGTAATAGGCTTCAGTGCGGGGCCGGCTGCCCTTTGGCGCGTCATCGCGGTCCAACAGTATCTGATAATGCGGCCAGGTCTGGCGCAGCACGCTCATCAGCGAGCGGCCGTAGATCCTGGGCCGCCACGGGTTCAGTGGCACGTATACCAGCACTCTAGGCTGGCTTCTGCGCTCGCGCTCTGACGTCTCCGGCCCTTTCGTCATGGACGATCTCCACGTTCTCCCAGCCTACAAGCCAGCGCGCCAGCTCATCAGGCGCGACTGGATGATAGGTGTCTCCTGGCTCAGGTACGTTCCCATCGTCGTTGTGCGGCGGGCGCTCAGGCGCTGCCGCAGTGGCCAGCAGCCACCCACCAGGTCTGAGCGCCCTCCACGCACATTCAATGATGACCCGAGGTTCGGCGTCGTGCTCCATGGCCTCTGCCGTGATAACGAGATCGAACGACTCTCTCCCGTCGTAATCACGCGCGTCAGCCGCGATGTCAACGCCGTTGCCTGGCCGTCTGTCCAGTCCCACGTACTGCACGTCTCGCGGGAACAGGTAGCGCGGCGACCCGTTCACGTCGTAGCTCCCGATTTCTAGGACCCGCTCCGGAACTGGGAGCCGCGCCAGCTGTGACTTCAGGTAGGCCATTGCCTCAGCGTGCATCAGGCCACGATCTCGTCCACCGATGACAGGTCGAAGTCCTCGACGGGTTCGTAGCGGCAGTCGCCCAGGGCGATCACGCCAGCATCGGACGACGCAGTGCCGACGGTCAGCACGCCGCGCAGGTAGCGCTTCCCGCTCGAGAGTTCGGCCGCAGCCACCTCAACGATGGCCTGTTTGTCGTCGTCGCTCCCGGCGTCGGTCAGCTGCGTGATCGACTTCCCGCTCAGGTCTGACCACGAGGTCCCGTTCGCGCTCTCCTGGACCTTGAAATCCACTGTAGCGCTGGATCCGAGAGTCCCGACCTGCACGATAAACATCACGCGGTCGTGGTACCTCATGTCCACGGTGTCGGTGCCCTGCGTCCCGGTCGCGTAGGCGTCCGGGTCGATGGCCGCGACAACCGCGATTCGCTCACTCAGTTGTACGTTTGCCATTTCATCCCCCTTATTTCAGAACCACGAACGGGCTGACCTCAGTCGAACCGTCTGCCAGCGTTGCGGCCTCCTGCACCAACGGCTGCCCGTCCACCCAGGCGTTCACCCTGAAGGTCGTCTGATCGTTGGCGAACTTGTAGTGCTCGCTCACCGCGATCTCGATGTCGGTTGGCAGCAGCACGGCGTAGTAGCTGAAATCAGCCAGCACAACATCACCCTCAGTGCCCAAGGTCGGAAGCTTCTCAGTGAAGACCACTGGCATTCCGAGCAGATCCCCGGCCGTGCCCTCGCGGAAATTGGGCTGCCACACCGGGCTCTGACCGACGGTCATGGTGCCAAGCTCTGGAAGCACGGTCGGATTCATCAGCCACACCGCGTTGCCAATGCTGGACGGGAAGAGGTGGCTCAGCATCTCCAGCGCGTCCTCGGCGTCGAAAGCCGTCGCGTTGTTGCGGGTCTTCGTGACGATCGCCGGGCTATTCAGGATGCCCAGCGGCTTGCCAGCCCCATCACCGCGCAGGAAGTAGTAATCCATGAACCACGCGAGCGCCTGCCCCATCATCTGCCGCAGCTGCGCATCCACGTTGATGGACGAGGCGCTGAGCAGCCGGTTTGATACGTAGCTCAGTGCGCCAATCCCGTGGTCGTTCAAGGTTGCCTGCTTGTAGCCTGGTTCGCTCTCGGTGATGGCCCCGCCCTCCTCATGCCAGTACATCCTCATGCCACCAAACCAGGCTGGCACGCCACTGGCGCCGGAGCTCAGGTCGATCACCGGGTGACGGAATGGACCATGCACCGGGAACCGGCGGGCGCGAGGCAGGACAATGGCCTGCTCGGCAGCAGCGGTCAGTAGCTCATTTGCGAACTGCTCCGGGATGAGGTAGCCGCCCGTGGTGCCGCTCGCACCGCTCAGCGCGGCCTTGGCCTCGTAGGCCTTCAGTGCCCGTTCGTCTCGCCGCGCCACGGCCCGCAGGAAACCCGCAAAGCTCTTCTCGGCTTCCTGATCTGGCTGCGGCTCCTGTACTCCAACGTCCTTGGTCTGCGGCTCCATCAGTCGCGCCACTTTCGCAGCGACCTGTGCCGCAAGTGCGTCAAAATCGATCTCAGTCATCGTATTCTCCTCCGTAGTGTGCTCACTAACAAATGCCCTGGCTTTGATCTCATCTTGCTCCGCCGACTCCGAACCGCTCTCCTGCGGCTCCTCTGGAATCAGCGCTTTGAGCTCAGGGACCGCAGCCTCAAGCGCCCGTACCTCCGCCACGCCAAGCGTCCTGGGCTCGGCGGGCGTTGGCGTCAAAGAAAACTCCGCAATCGGCCATGATTTCAGCCATGCGCCTTTTTTGGTCGGCACGCGCTCAACCAGGTGCGCCACCGCGCCGCTGGAGTAGCCAAGCCGCCCCTCCTCGATCAGCCCCCGCACGCCTGACAGATACTCGTCGCTCAGGCTAATCTGGGACTCTACCCACAGCCCGACATCATCAGGATCGATCAGCCTTGTCTTGCCAACAACTTTACGGCCAATTTTCACGTCGCGGCCGTGGTGATAGAGTATGGGCGGGTTGGGCGTAATCTTGTCGAACCAGAAGTCGGTTTCTGGCGTGAAGTAATCGCCGACCAAATCCGTCCCGCCCCACACGATGCCGTAGCCCCCCACAACAAGACTGCCGTCGTCAAGCGCCTTGAGCGCGACGGCCTTGCCACCAGACGCCTCGCGCAATATCCGCCGCGCCTTTTCCTGCAACTGGCGCTTTTTCTCCGCCGTCAGGCCCGGCGCGTTGCTCTGAGGAATGCGCGCGATGGCATTGCGCAAGTGCGGCAGGTCAACCTTGCCGCTGGCGTCTTTGTACGGGAAATGACGCGCCGACCGTGGTACCGTCCTGCCCTCGTCGTCTTTCTCGTGGCCTGGTTCGATATAGAGAAAGGCCGAGTCAGGCAGGTCGTTGATGTATGCCGTTGTCCATTTGGCCTTCTGTTCTGTCATATCTCCCTCCCTAGCTACTGCGGCGGATGAACGTTCTGATCGCAGCACGCATGATCCGATGAATCACGCCGCTGCGTTTCACCCGCGCCACCGCCTCCCTGTCCGTCACCCAGCCCGTATCGGCATGGAACGGCTGTTGGTGCGTGGCGCTCTGCACGTATGGCGCATACGTCACCCTGGTGCCCACGACTGCCGCAGTGGAGGCCATCGGACGCACCGCCCATGACTGGCCCAGGTTCTGGCTCATGGCGCTAAACCGTCTGCGATATGGCCCGAACCTGCGCACCAGCGCCATGACGTAGCGGCGCTGCTTGTCGCTGGCCCATCGCAGCGGATAGCGTGGGCTGCCTGGATAGTTGGCGATCTCTGCCCGGATGTGCTCACCGATCGCCAGCGCGGCCTTCTGCAGCACGCGGTCGAACTCCGCGCTTGACAGTCGGCGGATCATCCGCTGCACTCGCTCCAGCCCTTCAATCCGCATCACTCCTCCAGTCTGAGCACAGTCCAACAGCGACAATTCACGTGGGCTGGCGGGCCATCTGGAAACCGATCGACCCACACGGCCTCCGGCTGGTCATTGAGCGGCCCGCAAATCGGACACACCAGCTCATCATGCCTGGTGCGCCACACGCGCGTCATGTGCAACCCCAACTCGTCCTCGAACATGGCCCGGTAGTGGTTTGTGGCGTTGCTGTAGGCCCGCGTCGTCTCGGTCACGGAGATCATCTGGGCACGCGCTTTCCCAAACGCTGGCTCCAGTAGCTTCTCCACGTCGCCCTCGGTCATGCCTGGCGTCTCGACAAACTGCGCGATCGCCTTTCGCACCATCTTGAGCGTCGTCTCAGTAACGCCCTTCACCATCGTGCCTGAGTATTCGCGCGCCCAGGCGAGCGCCGCCTCATTGATCACGGCGGTGTCAAAATCCACACCCACCTCAAGCGCGATCCGTAGCGCCTGCTCGAATACAATCTTTGCCAGGACGGGCGCCAGCGCGGCTTTCAGCTCCGCGCTCAGTCCACTCGCCAAGCGTTCTAGCTCGGCATCCGACGCTTTGTTCATCACGGCCCGCAGGAATAGCGCCACCTGCTTCCCCAGCACGTCCTGGACGGCGCGCAGCAGCGCACGCTCCGCCTCGTCGCGGGCTGGCTCAGGCGCCTTCAGGAACGCCCAAGCGTCCTCCGGCCCAAGCTCCTTCAGCGCCGACTCGATCAGGCCGCCAAGCGCGCCTGGTATGATCTCGCTCTTGAACTCGACTACCTTCCCGCGCCTCTTCGCCTTGTCGCGCCACCGTCGCAGCTCCCGCCTCAGCTCAAGCGATACGTCAGACCGCACCTTCTCAGTCTGCTGCCCTGCCTCCGCCCGGACTTCGCTCTCGCGCGGTTCCAGGTTCATCTGCTCGCGCGCCTCCGGCAGGTCCATGATGCCAGCATTGACCAGATTGACAATGGCCTGCGCCTTCTGTGCCTCGTCCTGCTGATAGATCTCCAGTTCCTCGGGTTTGAAGCGCAGCCGCAGCCCGAGCGGACCCAACAGCTGTTCGTTAATCACGTTGGCGATGCGCTCGCACTCCGGCACAATCGTTTCGTCATATAGGCTCTTGCGGTGCTCCTTGGCCGTGGCGTAGTTGCTGGCGTCCTCCAATAGCGTCTGCGGTACACCGAGAGATACGGCAATCTCCCGCCTCATTTCCTCCATGATCGGGCCAATATCCAGCTCCGACAATGGATACCCAACGGTCTGCGGCTTTACGCTGGCCCGCACAGCCACCGCCTCCCACGCGCTCTGCAATCCGCGCAACAGGCGCTTCCACCAGGCCTCCAAGCGCTTCAGCTCCGTCTTGCCCGGGTTGCCCTCAACGCTGAGGATGGTGGCGGGGATCGCGCCACGCGTGAAGAATGAGTCCAAAAATTCCAACGTCGATTTCGCTGATTTTGACGCCAGCAACGCGCTCATGGCCAAGGGTTTGCCAGGACCGACCTCCGCGCTCTCATTCGGCGTCCAGAAGTAGATGAGATCATCGACCTCTAGCGTAATCTTCCTGTTGTCAACCGAGCGCTCGAAGCCCACCAGCCCCCGCGCCCTGTCGTACTTCGGTGTGATGGTGCCGGGCGCAATGTAGCGCAGGTCCCGCAATACGCGCCCGCCCGGGCCGCCCTTGTCCTTCAGCCAATACGCCTGGCCGTAGGTGATGAGTGCCGCCTCTGTGCGATAGAGTAACGCCTCGATCCTGTCCTGCAGCGGCCAAGCGACGGACGTCTCCCCGCGCAGGATCTCGAACGGCATGCTCGCCACCGCATCGGCGCGGATCTGGATGCAGCGCGACAGCCACGGTACGCTGTGGGCCAGCTCCGGCAACTTGGCCTTGCTCGAAATCGTGCCCTCCATCGCCGCTCCAAACAGCGTGCGCCAGTCCAATACCTTCACCGCGTGGCCGTCGAATAGCAAATAGCTCATGCGTCCCCCCAAAGGAGTAACCCGCCCTCGTCCTGCCGCAGATCCGCGAGCGCCCACACCAGCGCATCCAGACGATTTGGCGACGGTCCGCCGGGCATCCACAGACACAGCTCATCCTCCAGCGCCGGCAGCGCCCCGACATGATGCACGCGGCCCTTCTCGTAGAGCGCGCTCACTGGCTCGGCCCGCACCGCCTTCCCGCGACTGGCGTGGACCAGCGTCACACGCGCGCTAGGTGACACCGTCTCGATCGTCAATGTCACCATCTCGCCGCCCTGATTGCTCTCCGCCACGATGTGATCCGCGTCCCAGTCCTCCAGCGCCGCCACGGCCTGAGCCGCCCACTCGCGCGGGCTGGCCTGCAGGCTGCGGTCATCGAGCACGTAGTAGTGCGCCGCTCCGTCCACGTAGGCCGACCCAGCCACGATGATTCCGCACTCGTCACCTGTGGACGTGGCCGAGGGGTCCAGCCCAACCACGATGCTCACCAGCTCCGGCGCCTTCCCCACCCTGTCGCGCTCGATCCATTCTCGCTTCCACAGCGCCCCGGGCGCCTCGTCAATATCCTCGGCCATGATCTCCTGACGGTAGGCCAGGCTCGTCATGTCCCGCGTGATTTCCCTCAGCGCCTCGCGGCTGATGTACGGGTTATCGTGGCTCGTGAAGTGGAACGCGGCCCAGCGGCCCGTTGTGTCGCATCGCGCTTTCTCAAAGAGCTTCGATGCATGGCGCGGGTCACGCGCCTTGGAGATGCCCGTCGTCCGCAATGACGGCGGCGTGTAAATGAAGACGGCGTCGCCATTGTTGTCGAGCAACATTGGCGCACCGACCAGCTCCCAGGCGTCCTCGTTCATTAGCTGATACTCATCCAGGATGAGCAGGTCCGCGTAGTCGCCTCGCAATGTGTCGGCGTTCCAGGCCGTTTTCGCCCGGATGCGCGTCTCCGTGCCTGGCGTCTCAATCACGTGACGGCTCTCGTTTTTGTAGAGCACCCCGGCCTCGATCGGCTCGCTCAATGCCCGCGTCACCTCATACCAGAACTTCTCAACCTGATCTGCTGTCGGCGTCGCATATAGCACGCGGCGGCCATCCAGGAACGCCCGCACGGCCAGAATGGCGATGCCGGTCGTCTTCCCGCCCCTACGGCCGGCCCTGACAACCTTCCTCTTCGCCCTGCTCTC